AATCATTTCAAAGTTATTCAAAACAACGTCATCGCTTCCAATTGACATCGTTGTACAATCAAAAAATCCTTTTGTGAAATCTACTGCGGTAGCGTTTGGCGATGTTCCCTCTGTTCCGATTACTGGTTGATATCCACTAAAGAACACACCTGAAGCGGTAAGTCTTCCGCCGTTAACGGTTGGGTTCATTGATAGCGTTAACTCTTGTAGAATGGACGAGTGCATTAATCTATCTTCGTCAGCGTCAGGCGATGAAATAACAACACAAGCATATTCGCCGGTTGATGCGCCTTCCTCATATGCAACCGTTGATTGGTTGCCGGTCATTACAACCGTTCCACTTGGAGAGTCATCTTCTGATACTAACTGAAGTAATGATTGAAGAACCGTGACGTTTTCAACTGCATAATCGCTAAAAGTGAAAGTATATGTTCCGCCTTTATTTACAACGATATGATCGTCCGGTCTTAATATTCTTTGACCTGAGCGTTCTATTTCTGCTCTTTGTGAACCCTCTGCGAAATCAATATCATTGACTTCAGGTGTTCTTAATTTATACAATGTTCCGGATACACTATTCGCGCCAAGATTGCCCGTTTGAATTGAAAAGAACGATTCAAATTGTTTTCCGGAATATACTGTTTTATCTAATCCAGCCATTATTTATTCCCTTTTTGTTTTTTGATAATGTATCCACCATCCAATAATTCTTTGGGCGGATTCTTGATGTCAACTTCTTTGCCTTCTGCCAATGCTTTTGCGACTTCTTTTCCAAGTCCGTGATAATCATTGATTGAATTAAAAGACTTTATATTTTTTCCAATAATATACTTCATACATAAACCTCCGTAACGGTACAATTAAACGACATATTAGCGCGAAAGATGTCAAGATTTTCTTCATCTTGTTCATATTCAATCGATTCAATACGTCCATCGTGGTATTTATAAACACCTGACGGCGAATAATGAGCGTTATTATGAATCAATCTTTTTACGTTTTCAGCCGTTGAAATTAAATTTTCTTTTACTCTTTTGAATCCTCCGCAAAGTATCAATGTGTATATAATATTTATAACATATGAACGCGATTGTCCACTTGCAAAATGTTCGATTAATGTATCTTCTGTTGGATCAAGGACAAACGATTGGTTTCCGCGATGTTCATCAATGACCGGGATATTGAATTCATTTCGCATCAAATCTTGTAATGATACCATTACATTGTCATATAATGTATTTTGAAACGAATCCGCATCATTTGAACCAAAGTCAAAGGTGTTCGATTCTTCAGAAAATAGATTATGATTTTCTGCAAAAAGTGGCGATTGTAAAGTTGCCATTAAATGCGCTCCGCTTTAGCGTGTTTGACTGCCATAGTTCGTGAATCTAAAATGCCTGAGATTTCAAGTTCCCATTCATCATTGATAGTATATACACCGGGCGAAAATCTGACCGCCATTCCTCGTCCTACATCTTGAAATGATCCGTCAATTATCTCGGCATCTTTTACAATTGATGTTTTCAATCCGGTATCGTCAGAAACAAACGTTGAGTATTTAACAGAAGAAGCCGAACCCGTTGCGAATGTCCCGGCAGTTGTTATGATAATTTTTACAACATCCCAATCAACGCTAGGCGATCCTTTTACATCAATGATTGAACCGGTTGAACTTGCATTGATTGATATCTCACGAAGAATGCCATCGTGTTTCGCCATTCCTTCATCTTGATATAAAGCGATTTCGCCTTTTCTTATCATATCCAAAAAGCCGGTTCCTTCGGGGTTCATTGCTTTATTTAATATTTCTTCAGATTTTTCAAAGTCAAATGGACGAACAAGATCAGAACAAGCAATTATTGCGGTACTTCTGACAATTAGCTCGGGCCAATTGTTGCCGGTTGCTGATTCCATTCCAACACCTTTACGCGGATAGATTCCAAACGGAACGATATTTCGCACCATATCAGAAGCTTTTTTTACTGCTTCAAGTTTTAGATCTTCCCAATCGCGACCGCCTTCAATTACAGAACTATTCAATAACGATGTTGACGAGTTAGTCAAGAACAAACTTAGTAATCCGGTTGATGAATTATAGTTGTACTCTTTATTTGAGTTTGGTGTATCGGTTACGCTTGTTAATTCTTCGCCATCTTTGAATAGTTGTGTCACGTGACCGGAAGAATAAAGATAATATAAATCAGTTGTTCCGGAGGATTGCCAATCGCTTTGCAATACACGGCGCATATTATAATTATTTATATTTGGTTCTATATATTGCAAATCTGTTGTTGAATTTGCGTACACCGCTTCGTAACTACTCATAATATTTAATCCTATTTTTTTCTTCCATATTTATTTTGACGGGGATTTCCAAATCGTTTATCAATGCTAATAGTTCAACAATGTCGATGTAATGTCTTTTAGGTTCATCATTTAAGGCGTTTATATCTATCTTCCCGGCCTTTTGTTTTATTATGCGAATGTTATCATCAAGGTTCATACTTTGACCGCCCTACGGAACCAGCCAAACCAAAACTTTTCTTGTGAAGGTTTACGGATAACTATCTTTGCAAATTTTAAAACTCGGTAAGCTCTCAATCTGTCCGGCTCAAGGTTTTTACAAGCTCCGATCGTAGCCGTTCCAACTAATCCGTCTTCTTTTATTTTATAGGTGTTTTTACCATTACAAGCTTGTTGCAAGACTTTCGCAGCTCCTCGCCTTCCAAAGTTAACAACCATATCAAAGTAGACTTCGCGTAATTGATTTGGAAGTTGCTCGGCTTTTGATTTTACCCAATAATCTTCATAATAGATTTGCTTTGCTTGGTCAACAGAAAGATTCTTGATGTCTAAGTCCGGATATGCTTTTTTAGATATGCCAAGATTTGTTTCGCCACCCGCGTCGTGCTTGTCATTTACATAACCGCCTTCAGATTCTAAGACGTGATCTATTATTTCATCAAATGTCATCTTTTCCAAGCTATCTTTAAAAGTGCGCCCATTACGTCCAAAATCTCTTTCATTATCTGTTTGCGTTCTTCGCTGTCAAGTTTGCCGTCATCTTCATACGCTTCTTGTAATGCTTTGAAAACTTCTTTTAATTCGTCAACAAGTTTCTTGTATTTTAAACCGACCATTGTCGCGCCACCGGCTACAACCAATCCCATCAAATAAAAGAAATTTGTCCAATTGAACCAATCTAACATTTTATTCTCCTTTGAATAAATATGCGATGAATCCGCCAAAGATAACCGACAAGACCGATCCGATACCTTGAATCGCTGACATTTTATTTTCTAAAGCTCTTACGCGTCCGTTCTGCATTTGAATCTCAAGTTTTGTGTCCGTTGCTTCTTTGTGTACTGCTTCAAGTGTTGATTCTATCCTTGCCAATCTTTCAACTATATCGGTTCGATATTGTTCAGTTTCAGGCTTTGTCATCTTTTTTATTTTTCTTTTCTTGTGCTTCTAAAGCTTTTTCATAACCTTCAATTAAATAATTCAATTCATTTAAATTAGTTCTTAGGGTTTGTCTTTGCTTTTTTAATTCTACAAGTCGTTCTTTTTGCATTTTGCCTCCCTATTGTGTTATCCTGCTTCGCGTTCTGATCTTGTTTGATAATCATCCCTTGCAACTATTAAAGCGATTAAATCGTCTTCGTTTGCAGGGATTGAATCAACTGATTCATCAGCCATTAAGATCGGTGTCCATTCTGCAATCATTCTTTTTTTGCAACTTGCAATCTTTCCGTCTATTGCTGCGTTTACCCAATCCTGAATATTTGTTAAATCATTATTCAAAACGTTTTGTTCTGCTGTTGTTAATGTTCTTGATGATAATTCCATTTCTATATCCTTTTATTTTATTTCAAATATGTTTTTTCACTAGGCTACTAAAAATCCGCTAAAATTGCTTACTGAATCAATATCCATTTGTTGCGCTCCACCGTTTTGTCTAATTGCTACGGTACAAGTGTCATTCGCGTCCATATCTACCAAAATAGAACCATTCAATGCAAATCTTCCATCTGAGTCAAATACATCGGGATCGATTAATTGAGCCGTTACTTCTCTATTAGATGTTACAAATTTCATTCGTATGTTATCGGCTCCTGTGTCAACTGCATCTAATGAAATATTAGCGTTAAATTGGTATTTACCCGTAACCGGTGCTGTAAAAGTATTTGAAGCAAAGTTTGAGCCCAAATCAAAGATTTCCGTTCCAAATATAATTGTTACATCTGCACTAATAGCAATATTTGATTGGTCAGTTGCACCTTTAGCGTGAAATGCGGGTTGTGCTGGTAAAGTAATAACACCTGATTCATTTATTGTCATTCTATTATTACCATTAGTCATAATGTTAAATGCTTTATCTTCTGCCATTCCAATTTGACCGGTTTCATCAGAATCTAATTTTATAATTAAACCGTCTGAAAAATTTGTTGCTGAACCTGTATCAGAATTTTGAATTGCAATACCTACCCTTCCGGGGTCAGCCGTTCTAACTGTGAATGCTTGTTCGTCTCCTCCGCTAATTATTGTATTACCCGATATATCCACGGCTCCATTCATATCAATCGTGGTTGCGTTTATTTCAATTTCTGTATCGGATACAAGATCAAGCACACCATCCGCGCTTTGATGTATATATGTTCCGGTGTCGCCAAATTCTAAGCGATTTGTTCCGGTCATCATCAACGCATCGCTTGCTATTGTGAATCCAAATGTTGTTCCGTTGTCGCCGTCCTTTACTGAAACGTGTGTTGTGCCGTTTCCTCCGCCATCCGCGTCAACGTGTAAAAGTTGTTCAAATGAACTTGCTATACTTTGTGAGCCTAATGCTGCCATTTTTATATCCTTTCCATAATATAAGTTGCACGGCTATTCCGTGCGGTTTAATCAATAAATGCAAATTTTCTTTTTTCTTCTTCAAATTTTGTCAAAATACTGCCAAAGGTTATGTATTCGCCAAGTTCTTTTAATCCTTCGGTCACGTCGTGAATGTCTTCGCCAACTAAGTTTTGACCGGCTTTTTTCAATGCAACAGAAATCGACATCGCTTCTTCCGTAGGATCGCCCGGACCTTCTAAGTCTATTGCCCAAAGTTTTAACATTTTCATCAAACTTCCGGTGTATCCAAGTTCTTGCAATCCCGCCCTCATAGCGTCATTAAATGACATTGCATCGGTTGTTCCGGCTACGTCAAGGAAGTATTCCTTTAATACTGAATTTATATGTCTTTTACTTCCTAAAGCCATTATTTAGCCTTTTTATCTTTTTTCTTTTTAATCTCTTTTCCGTCCTTATCGCATTCAACAAAACGTTCTTTTAAAGATTTTAAATCGTGACGTTCTTTGTCGTATTCAAAGATTATTCCTGATTCTTTTTTAAAATACATTTCTTTCTCTTTCCCAAGATAGGGGCGGATAAACCGCCCCGTATCATTGTTTTATTTAGCTAACGTCTGAAAGTATAGTTACACCAAAAGCGTCTTTTACTTCGACTTCGCCCCAAAAACCGGTCGCAACGTACTCAGTAGAACGGAAAGATGCGTTTCTTTCTGTTTCAATACGCATTAGACCTTCAGGGCCAACTGCTAATCCCATCGCACCGGCTGAGAACATAAAGGAAGCGGTATCGCCACCGGATGAAACATCGTCATCAATTTCATTACTGAAATAAATATCAATGCCACCTAATGAAGTAACGAATCCACGTGACAAGAATTCTTGCCCTTGTTCGCCAAGTAGTGAAGCGGGTTTTGAGTTTGATCCGGTAACTGCAACGTCTACAAGTAAACCTTGTAAACCTTTTGCGCCAAAAATTCCCTTGTCACTCATAACTAAGTTATAAGGTGCGGGTGCGTTTGCAGCTCTTAACTGTCTTAATCCACCAAAGATGTGATCAAGTGTTAATTGAGTTCCCGCGCCACATTCGGTCTGTGAAAAAGACTTTCCAAGTGTGGTTAGGTCTGCATCTAATTTTGCACCAACTGCGTTACCAAGAATTTGTCCGGTATTACCAGCGATGTCGTCAGCGTTACCCATAACGGCAAGGTCGGTCACATCTGCACGTATAACGTGTTCAGATACGGTCGCGGTTCTTGCTGTTGTTGTAATGCTTGTTACTGTTGAATAGTCTGCACCGTCGGTTGCTGCGCCTACTGCTGATGAAGCAACTGCGCTGTATTCAGGCCATTGAACGGTTATTGCGCCCGGAGGGCATTGTTTAACGGAGACCAAGGGGAACATAACGTTGGTTTCATTGAAGGCAATAATTGCATCTCCAATGACTTTATCCAGACCACCTTGGGCTACTCCGGTATCGGTTTCAGCCATTTTTTAGTCCTTTACTTTTATTTGGAGGAACCCAACCGCCAAAATACTTTTTGGTCGATACGCGTTTTCCACGTTGTGCATTGTTCGCTCGTTCTTCTAATTCGTCGATCATTGTTTCGTATGGTACTTTCTCGCCTTTTATTGTGGCGTGAATATCTCCGTCAGGTAGATTCTTTTCTTTCAAATCTCCTTTAGGATCAAGATCAACTCCGAATGGTTTATACTTATTTGCCATAGCCAATCATTATTCCTTTTTTAATCCGAGTACTTTGCTTATAGCTTTTCGGATCGCTTTCGGCCCATTCTTTCATAGAAGTATACCCACCATAAGAACCGGGAGATTGATTATCAACCTTGACCGGTGTTGCGGTAGCGTATTCATTCGCGAGGTCTTCCAATACATCAATTGGGTGTCCTTTGAACTTTTCTTGTTTTGATTCAGGCAAACGCTCAAGCAATGCTTGACGGCGATTTGCTTCGTAAGTTTCCAAGCGTTCTTTAAAAGGCGACAATGATTCAACTTGACCTTGAAGTTCTGAAATTAATTCATCTTTCTTTCCGTCTTGTTGCATTCTTTCTTGTCGTCTTTTTTCTTCTTTTGTTTGAAGTTCGGCAAGTTGAGATTCAAGTCCTCGAATCTTATCTTTCTTAGCCATTACTTCTCTTAACAAATCCGACTGCCCGGAAGTGTCGGTTGTGGTCTGACCTTGAGTGGTCAACTCGTTGCCGTTTGCTTCGGCGTTCTCTTGTACGTTTTCTTGTACTGATTCTGACATTTTTTATGCCTCCTCGTTGTTATTAATAAAATTATCCAATTTTAATACTAACCTTTTTACTTGCGTATTTTTGTGAATTACGATTTATGTAATCACTTAATTCTTTTACAATCTTCTTTTCATTGACATCGTTGACACCAAATATATTGCGTCCCTTATCTGCATTGCCTTTGACCTTTAATCCATCGCGATATATTATATCGACACCTACATTCGTTGCTTTATCTGCTTTTATACTGTTTAGCATTGTTCCGGTCAAACGTAGATTCGGAGGATTGACTTGTCTTGACTTTGAAACACCTTTTGGCCCCGCTTTTCCTTCTGATTTCTTTGTTGAATAACTTGAAGTGTATCCGGGAAACTTTTGTCTTTTTCCGGTGTTTTCATTTGTTCCGAATCCCTTATCCGAATCTTTTACAATCCTTGTAACTGTCTTTCCGCCAATAGTCGCCCAAATCTTTCTTGGTATTGTTAAAATATCTTGCGCCTTCATTCTTTCAACTCCCAAGAATGACGACAATTAAATCCGCCCCGGACACCGAATGGCGTTCCACTTGCTTGGACTTCTGCTTCGGTATAACCTTGACTTGGTTCGTTTTCAAAAGTTTTTCTGCATATATCTCGCGTTCTATCATCTAATGGGCCAACATATGTCCAATTGACATCTATATCTTCATAAACCTTTTGCCTTGCCAAGTCATCAAATTGTCTTATTCCATCAGCAACCGCAACATTCAATTGGCGTGTTTCAAGATTAATAGTTTCCGCCAAACGATTTACGATCGCGGAAGGTCTTTCGCCTGATATAATACCTTTGAACAATCCGTCTTTCAAATCATTTGCATAAGCTGAAGCCTTGCCAAGTAGACTTTCAACTTCTAAGTCTTGCAATAATTGAAGTTGAGCAACAGAAGCTCCCGCAACTTGTTTAACTCCTCGCCTTGTCGCTTCTTCGTTTATCTTTGACAAGTCGGATTCATAAGCTTTCATTAATCCGTTGACCGCATCAGAATAACCTTTATCAAGAAGTTCTTGAAAGAAATCCAATTCCCTTGCAATCTGAATTAATTCGGTATCGCTGAATTTGTCCAATTCTTGTGCGACACGACGCAAGTCATCAAGTAAACGTTGTTCGACGTTCTTGATTTGAGTCATAAATGTATTGACCGGATCAGCCACCTAAAATCCTTTCAATTGCGGTTTGTGGTCTTGCGGGTTCTTCTACTTGATTATTTTCATCAACACGAGCAATCAATGCTTCAAGGTCTTCTTGACTAATATCAGGATTAAAATATCTTATTAGATCGGTTCTATCCATCAATCCTTTGTCAATCATAAACTCAAGGCGTTTAAATTCTTTTTCTTGGTCAAGTGGGTATTCTACTTCCGCAAAGTCAACATAATAATTTTCGCCCATATCTTTACCCGTATGAACACGAATAATTTGACGATCAACTTCATATCTTTCGCCCTCCCAATCTTTCCATTTAGGTATATCACTTTGACGCGATTCAAGGTTTTCCATTTCCATCAAGCGCAATGCGGTTCCACTTGGTGCGTTGCCTGATTCATCCCATTTAATTCTTAGATGATTATTTACAGCCGTTTGATTTGCAAAGCTTTTGGAAACCTCTATCATTTGAAGAAGGTTGGCCGGGGAACTTACAAAAGAGAACGAACTTTCAGGCGGCATCAATAGAACGCGGTCAATGCCAAGCTTCATATGCGTCGCTTCATCAATACCGGTTGCAACGGGTTGACCAAACGCAAAACGTGTGGCAAGTGCAATCTCAGTATTAACAATACCTATTTGAACGGCTGCGCGAACTACGTCGTGTGCTGCACTTGTATATTCTGCAAAGGTTACGGGTAATATTCCATATGGATTGCGGTCATTCTCTGTGACACTTATCTTGCGACCGGCTTGGTCATATTTAAAGTGCTTCCCTTCTATGCCATCCCGATCGGCTGACCAATAAACGAATATTCTGTTATTATTATAATCGCGACCTACTTCATACGATACCGCGAACGGCTCTGATTCGCCATCCTTGTAATATCTTTTAAAGAATGGGATAAGATCATATTGAACCTTATCATTTACCCACTTAGAACGAAAACCCATACACCCGGTCAACCAAGTTGTTTCGGTGTATTCTTGTG